AAGGATTTCATCAAAATGACATCTTTGTAGAGGAGATTTGGGATGACAGCAAAGACTACTTACTAAGACTTAAAAAAGGTGATGGCTATATTGAAACCATAGGACAAGACCCCTATAAGGTCATACAAAAGACCATAGGAGACAAAAGGTGGTTTATTTGGATAGTAAAAAAGTAACTTATGACAATCTGTGTAGATGTAGATGGGGTCCTTACTGATGGCAAGATATGGGTAAACCATCAAGGGGAAATCATTAAGTCATTCAATAACAAAGACTTAGGAGCAATAAAAGAACTTTTGGCTATGGGTTTTCAAGTCCATATAGTCACAGCCTCCTCTTGGCCAGGATCAGACTATTACCTAAAAAGGTCCGGTGCAGAGATACACCATATTAGAAACAAGGAGTCCATACCTTTTGACTACCAAATAGCAATAGGAGACTCAGCCTGGGATATTCCTATGCTTAATAAAGCCAAATATTGTTTCTGCCCATCAGATGCTTCAAAAGAGATAAAGGAGTTAGATGGTGTTCATATATTAGAAACAAAAGGAGGTCAAGGGGTAATGTTAGAGATGGTAAGAATACTTACTGAGTGGAATCCTAAGTTGTGAATAAGTATTTTTGCTAATATGGATAAAATTGATTATATTTGGTAGTGATTAGTAAAGTTAGGAAATAGATACAACCCTTAGTCATTAGTTTGGCTAAGGGTTTTTATTTATGATAAAAAGAGTCCCCAAGTCTGAGATGCCCTGTAATAAGCCAATGAAAAGTTGGCTTAAAGGAAAGAAAAAGGTTGTCAAGGCTTGTGAGAATGGAGTAGAAAAGATAATCCATTTTGGAGACTCCTCAATGAAAGACTTTACTCAGCACAAGTCTAAGACAAGAAGAAAGTCCTACTGTGAAAGATCAGGAGGCATCAAAGGAACAGACACCAAACTAAGTGCAAACTATTGGTCAAGAAAGGTCCTTTGGAAATGCGGTAAAATGGGAAAGCAATGAGTTGCGGATGTAAGAAAATGGGTAAGAAGAAAAAGAAGAAGTAATGCCCTACAAATCAAAAGCACAAGCCGCCTACTTTAACATCAACAAGAAGAAACTTGAAAAGCAAGGTGTTAATGTAGATGAATGGAACAGAAAGTCTAAAGGTAAGAAACTACCTAAGCGAAAGAAATAAATGTCATCACTCAGCACAATAGATTGGGACCTTGTAGGAGAATACCTGGAGGCAGGTTGCTCAGGGGTTGAAATAGCCGCTAAACTTGGAATGCACGAAAACACTCTGTATCAACGATGTAAGTCGGATTTGGATAAGGATTTTGTGGCATTTAAACAAGAAAAGCAAGCCTCAGGAGATAGCATCCTAAGAAAAGTCCAATATGAAGCAGCAATTAAAGATAAAGACCGTGCTATGCTTATTTGGTTAGGCAAGCAAAGATTAGGTCAGAAAGAAAAAGCAGAACAAGACATAAAGGTTGAGGGTGGCATAAATATCACATTTAAGCCAGCCAATGAAGGAAGTAACGGTTAGATATACTAAGGTCTTTGAATGGAATTTAGAGGCTTATAAAGCCAAGTCCTACCGAGTGATTGCCAATCAGGGATCAACAAGGTCAGGCAAAACTTATTCCATCTCACAGCTATTAGCTCTTTACATACCGATAAAGGAAAAGGTCACGATTTCGGTGGTTAGCCCTTCTCTACCTCACTTAAAAAGAGGAGCAAGAAGGGATATTTTACAAATCTTAGAGGATGCACAAATCTATTCAGATGATGCATTTAATAAGACTGACAATGTTTACCACTATCCCAATGGGTCTTACATTGAGTTCTTTGGTGCTGAGGATGCTGGAAAGGTTAGAGGTCCAGGTAGAGATATCCTATACATAAATGAGGCAAATCTTTTACCCCACTCAATCTACCAACAATTAGCCCTAAGAACTAAGCAGACAATCTTTTTAGACTTTAACCCTGTTGATGAGGCTTCTTGGGTTTACGATGTAGCGGACAAAGAGGGTAACAAGTTAATCCACTCTACCTACAAAAACAACCCATTCCTTCCCAAAGAGCAAGTTGCTGAGATTGAAAGTCTCAGAGATGCTGATGACAATATGTGGAAGGTGTTTGGGTTAGGGGAAAGAGGTAAAAGTCAGGAGATTATTTACACCCATTGGAAACAAGGACCTTTCCCAACAGACTCAGAGATTGTTTATGGTTTGGACTTTGGCTATTCAGTACCAACTGCATTAATCAAAGTAGGGTTTAAAGAAAACCAAACCTTTGCACACGAAATGTTATATGAGACCAAACTAACCACTAATGACCTAATTGAGAGGTTAAAAGGGTTAGACATAAAAAGGTCAGATGAGATATTTTGTGATGCAGCAGAGCCTAAAACAATTGAGGAACTAATCAGAGCAGGGTTTAATGCCAAGCCAGCAGAGAAAGATGTCTATGCTGGAATACAAAAGGTAAAAAGCCAACCTCTGACAATAACACCTGAGTCAACCAATCTCATAAAAGAGATTAGGTCCTACAAATGGAAAACAGATAAGGATGGCAAAGTGCATCCTGATGAAAGTCCGGTAAAGATGTGGGATCACGGTTGCGATGCTATGCGGTATGCAATATTCACAAAACTAAACAAGCCAAGATTTGAAGTCTTGGCGTGGTAAATAAAATGGGCAAATTACAAGATGCGTGGAATGTGTTAAGAGGTAAGGCTTTACCCTTAATGAATGTAGGGCAGCCTTTTGCTTCTTACACAATGATGGGTGGCACTTATGTAGGTATTGCCGACAACAGAAAGAACTATATCACAGATGGATATCAGGTCAATGATATCATTTACACAGCAGTCACTTTAATTACGGATAAGGTAAAACTCCCTGAGTGGGCAGCTTACAAGGTTGTTGATGAGGCAGCCTTTAAGTCTTACCAGGGGTTGATGAGAAAGAAGGATATCAGCACACAAGACTTTAAGAAAGCAGTCCAATACAGAAAGAAAGCCTTAGAGCCTATTTATGTTGACAGACTATCTGAGCTTTTAAAGTACCCTAATGACTATGAGACTTTTCAGGATTTAGTAGCCAATTCAAGTGGTTGGAAACTAATCACAGGAGGTCGGACCGTATGGGCACAGACATTAGATTTAGGTGCTAATGCTGGTAAGCCTTTCCAATTACACAATCTCCCTTATCAAGAGATTAGCATAATAGCAACCACTAACCAATTCCCAATTATTGAGGAAGCATTTGTAATGACCAACCTTGCTGATGCTTACTTCCCTAAGAGTCAGGTTTTGCACGATAAGTACCAAAATTATGATTGGGATATCAATGGGGCGCACCTTTATGGTATGAGTCCTTTGAAATCAGCTCTTAGAAGGTTAAGTCGGTCTAACTCAGCTATCAAGGCATCAGCCGCAATGTTAGAGAATCAAGGTGTCAAGGGTGTCCTTTATATGGATGACCCAAGAGTGCTAAGTGCTGGAGTGGATGCAATGGATACAAGAAAGCAAGTAGAGGCAGTTAAGCAGAAACTTGTAGGCAAAGGGGAGTGGGTAGGATCAGACAATTGGGGTAGAATAGGAGTTAGTGGTTATAAGTTAGGATGGCAGTCTGTAGGACTTAGCCCTGTTGACTTATCAATCATTGAGTCTGAGAAGTGGGACCTAAAGAGATTTGGGGCTGTTTATGGCGTTCCAAGTCAACTTATGGGTGATTCTGAGAGTTCTACTTATAACAATGTCAGAGAGGCTGAAAAAGCCCTGACAGCACGGTGTGCAATCCCTCAATTGGTTTCATTCCGTAACCATTTCAATAGAAAGCTACAAACAGATTGGGGCTTTAAAGGACAGAATGTTTATGTTGACTTTGATCATACTGTATTTACTGAATTACAGGAGGATGTTAAAGAAAAATCAACCTGGATAAACCAGCTCAGAGCTTTGAGTCCTAATGAACAGAGAATGCACTTAGGATTAGAAAGAATAGACAACCCTCTATTTGATGAGCCTTGGATTACTACTCAGGATGGTATGCCTTTGAGTGAGTATGATGTGCAAGAGGAGGAAATGGAGGATGAAAGTCCTGAGGAAATGGATGAGGAGATAGATGATTGAGGATATTATAAAACAGACCTATCCAATAACCAAAAAGGAAAGGTGCTGTGCAATGTTAAGAGCAAAAATGGAAGCCAAAAGACAGGCTTTAAGAGATAGGTTAAATGACCAACAACGAAAGGATAGAATGGGCAAAGAAGTACCACAGGACCAACAGGAAATTTGGCAGCCAGTTCTTCCCTAAGGTTAAAAGGTCATTAGATAAGGTTGTAAGTTCTTTGATAGGTACTATAAAGAAAAAAGGAGCAAGGCAAACACTTGTGGAGCTTCGTACTAAGTTATGGAGTGATGACTTAAATAAGCCAATAGCAGACATCTACAAAAAAGTAGGTGTTTACTATGCCAATGAAACGAAATCATTTAATCTTAGTCTTACAGTCAGCTATCTCAAAAGAGTTGACTATAGATGAGATTGTTAAATTGTTTGAGACATCAGGGTTTACTGCAATGCAAGCTGAGAGAATAATTAGAACTGAGGTAGGTAGAGCAGCCAACACAGGTGTAAAAGCGGCAGCAGAGGGGTTTAATTACGAAATGGTCAAAGAGTGGATAGCTTTTAGAGATTCCCGGACCAGGGGTTTTAAACCTGAGCAACCTAAGGACCACTATCATATGGATGGGCAAGTAGTTGACTTTTATGACAACTTCACAGACCCAAGAAGTGGTGAGCAGATTGAATACCCATTAGCTCCTGGAGGATCAGCAGCAATGGTGATTAATTGCAGGTGTAGTTATATAGTAGTGCCTAAAAGAGACAGCAGAGGACAACTAATCAGAACATAATTTGGGAGGTGATTAGGTGGCAATAGCCAATACTGCGACAATGAAACAAGAACCAGACCTAACCCTCCCTAAATGAAAGAAACTATGAAAAGATATTTTGAGCAAAAACTGATAACAGACTCTGTAAGAGATGTATCAGAGACTTCAAGGAAAGTAAAAGTAGCCATTAGTCAGATGGGTTCTAAGGACTATGACAATGATGTTATTGACCACGGAGCTTATAACAAGACTATGGCAGAAAGAGGTCCTAAGGGTGCTAATCTTATTTGGCACTTAACAGACCACAACCCATCACTAAAATCAGCCATTGGCAAATTCTCTGAGTTGTATGTAGAGGATAACTACTTAGTAGGAGTTACTGATGTACCTAACACAACTTGGGGCAATGATGTTTTAGAGTTCTACAAGTCAGGTCATATTAACCAGCACTCTGTAGGGTTTAGAACTATTAAGGCTGAAGCACAACAGAAAGGACAAGCAGAGGAGTATAACCTAATCAAGGAAATACTTTTGTTTGAAGGTTCTGCTGTACTATGGGGAGCCAACCCAAACACACCAACTCTAACAGTAGGCAAAGGCCTAACTAAGGAGGAAATCACAAATCAACACGAAAAGCTAAGCAAAGAGCTTAATATGTTAATTAAGAGTCTCAAAGATGGTAGATTTACTGATGAGGCTTTTGAGTTTATCGAGATTCGCTTTGCACAAGTTAATGAAGCAATTAAGTCACTCTTATCTACTGAGGCCACTCCTGTTGTAGAGCAACCCGCTGAAGCAGTTGAAGAAACTAAGGAGCCGGTTATTGATGTAAGTGACCTTAAGCATACATTGAACAATTTTATTTACAAACTAAATTCCTAAAAAGTGGAAGAATTAAAATCAATCGAGGCCTCAGTAAAATCTGCTACTGAGTCTGTTGAAAAAATGAAAGCGGCTAATGAAGCTGCTATTGCAGATGTTAAAACACAAGTAGCTGAAGTAAAGGCTGCTGTAGTTACTATGGATGAGGCTGCTAAGAAAAATCAAGCTGCCCTTGACCAAATGATTGCTGAGAAGGCTGCTAAGACTGTAAACAACAAAAATAAGTCTTTCGGTGACGCTTTCTCTGAGCAAATTGCTGAGGCATTTGATTCTAAGCAAGCTGAAATCAATGAGTTCCAGCGTAACAAAAATGCTAAGTTGACTATTGACCTCAAAGCTGTAGGTACAATGACAACTTCTGCTAACCTTTCAGGTGATGGTGTTGCTACTTACAACACTCGCCAAGGTTTAGTACCTGCTCAGAAAGTAAATTTTCGTGACCTTATCCCAACTGCTGTAAGTCCTACAGGATTGTATGTGACTTATCGTGAGACAGGAACTGAAGGTTCTATCGGTATCCAAACTGAAGGTAACCTAAAGTCTCAGATTGACTATGACCTTACAGAGGTTAAAGTTGTTTCTGACTACATTGCTGGTTTTGCTCGTTTCTCTAAGCAGATGATGTTCCAACTTCCTTTCTTGCAGAACACTTTGCAGCGTATGTTGCTCCGTGACTTCTACAAAAAAGAGAATAGCACTTTCTTCTCTGCTGTTAGCTCTGCTGCAACAGGT